GTTAATGAGAAATGGCTTCTGCCATCGCTCTCTCGAGCTCAACCGCTCAAAACAAAATTACTCTTAAGTCTGTGGCCTCACGGCTACAGCAAACTGATGACCCTGACATTCGTGTCTGGTCTCAGTCTGTTGGTTTCCACCTTCAGTTTTCGAACTGGAAGTGTGCCAACGCCTTCTGTAGGTTCGTTACCGATGCCTACAACCTCACTCCCTACAAGGAGTGTGCTCGTAGCATCACCCGACAACTTACTTCCCTTTCCAACTACCTTTCCGCCCAAACTGGTGTAAGTGTAAGCGGAACCCAATTCCTTCTTTCCCCCTCCGACGTGGAGGTGCCCGTCGCCAAAACTGGTGAAAGTGTAAGCGACATCATGGTACCCTCTTACTCGGTAAACGGAACTTCAATGGAATTTGACTCAATGGCTCAACTGGCTCAGGCTTTGACAACCGGATTTACCTTCTCTGTTAACGACGCCCAAATCGGTAATGCCCCCGCCCAAACTGGTGAAAGTGTAAGCGGAACTGGCTTTATCGCTGAGGCCTGCCCATCATGTGCTCTCTACGACAAATGCCCAAACTGTACCTCGGAACTGATTAATGACGACGGCTCTTCTCAATCCCCTGGCGACATCCCACACTGGACTCACCACAAGATTGCATCCGGAATTGTTAACATCCTTTCCTCTGACATGTCCTCAATGGAAGACGACGATTTTGCAAACATCGCCGCCCATGTGAAGAAAGCCCTTGGAACCAACTCCCATCCGGCCAACAATGACATGTCTAAAGACCAGCTGAATTGGCTATTGAACATTGCTGAAGCTTCCCTCATACGAAAGGCTGACCGCACTGCTCTTCCAATGAATGCTGCTCGCATCGCCGCACGACGTGGATGGCGCGAGAAGCTTTTCAATGAACCAGCTGACAAATTGTACACACTCTTGAGAAAATCCAAGGATTCTTTCCAAAAGAGTGCCATTTGGGGAATTCTCTTTGAGAAAGCCTCAAATGCCAAACATTACACAGAAATTGTTTTCCAGGACATTGTCAAACTGATTAAAGAAGAATGCAATCCCTCAAACAACTTCTACTTTAAAGTCATGGCTCAAAGCTTCCTAGACCACTTTAGGATGCTAGTCATTGATAATCCTGACCCCGTGGCAAATCTTCCAAAATTCATCCTTAAATTGAAACCCCTCAATTTGAAAATGATAATTGAAAACCACGAAAACACTGCCGAGGGATGGATAGTAACTCTAACCGCCGTAGCTGAACTCTATGGATGGCTTGAGTTTGCTGTCGACCTCGTGCCCAAAATTGTGTCTGAACTTTATGACCTGCTAACCTCTGCAACTCAGAAATGCTTCTCTATGGTTAGAGAATTGCTGACCAACCTTAACATTCTCAAAGCCGAATCTTTTGATTTTACTAATCCTTTCTGGTATGCTTTGGCTGCCTTGCTTTCTTACTTTGTTACTGGCTTCTTACCCAATAATGCAAAGTGCTCTGCCATCAAACAAACATTGAACGGCGCGACAACACTTGTCGCTGGAATAACCGCTATACAGAAATTGGCCGCAATGTTTTCAGCATGGTCGAATGAAAGTGTGGTAGATGACTTGTCCACCAAGGTCATTGGTCTCACTGAGGCCGATAATCCTACGGTGACACAGGACATTGATGCCGTCACTAACCTTCAGATTATGGCTGAACAACTCAAAGATCAAATTAAACTCAAAACCCTTGATCCAACTTTCCAGCCTTACCTTCCTGTTCTGAGAAATCTTATGTCTACAACTGACTCTGTTATTTCCCACTGTGCCAAACGCAAAGCTCTTGCAACACAAAGAACAGCACCCGTATGCATCATCCTCACCGGTCCCGCCGGTTGTGGAAAGACCACACTTGCGTACGCGATTGCGAACAGACTGTCCGCACAAAAACCATCTGTGTTGAATCTCAACATTGACCACCACGATGCCTACACGGGCAACGAGGTTTGCATCATTGATGAGTTTGACTCAAATCCAGATTCAAAATTTGTTGAATTTGTTGTGGAAATGGTTAACACAAATCCTATGCTTCTAAATTGTGATTTGATTGAAAACAAAGGAAAAACATTTTCATCAAAATATGTTATCATGACCTCCAATAATGAAACACCAGTGAAACCAAACTCCACAAGAGCACCCCCTTTCTACCGTCGTGTTCGTATTATCGATGTCACCAATCCAGGTGTTATGTCGTTTAAGTACGAAAACCCCGGTCAGGAAGTTCCATCATATCTCTTCTCTAATGATTTTAATCATCTGAGTATGAGTATGCGTGGTTTTGGGGCGTTCTCCAAAACAAGAGTCATCGATCCCGAGGGTCGCAAGACTTGCGGACTCGAAGGGCCACCTGGTCAACGAGTTGATGTCGATGACATTGTGCGCTACATGCAACGCATGTATCGTGAAAACCAAATGAACTTCAAATCTGAAGCTGGCAACAACCGCCTTAAGACTCCTCGATTTGCTTTCGTAACCCAACGAAAGCATGTTGACACAGTCTACAAGATTCTTGCTGCAGCGAAAACAACCTACAACGGTTACTACTCGCTGACAAAGGATTCCTTTGATGTTAACGAAGGCCATAATATCGGTTCGTCCGTGTTTGTGGTTGGAGACGACAAAGAGATTCCACACAATTGCAAGATCTTCAGGTGCAACCACCTTGCCATGTTTCGTCACCCAGAATTGGCCCACATTGAGGGTGACAATTTCCGAGCTGCGCTCGGTGTCACAATGTCGGATCAGGATGTCACATTGATGTTCTACCACATTCGTGGCAAACACATTCAGGACGAGGTTCGTCTTGACGAACTCCCAGCCAACCATCACATCGTTACTGTTCACTCAGTCTACGATATGGCTTGGGCCCTGAATCGCCACTTGTCACTAACCGGGAAGTGGCAGGCACTCAAGGCTGTGTACGATTTGTACATGACTCCCGATATCCTTCCAGCGGCCCTCCGCCACTGGATGGACAACACAAAGTTTTCCTCCGACCATGTCGTTACACAATTCATTGTGCCTGGTGGAACCATTATCTTGGAAACGTGCAACGGAGCCAGGATGTGGGCAACATCTCGCAGATTAATTCGTGCAGGCGGCATCTCCAACAACAACGGTCCGGAAGGTGGATTCAGATTTGGATCCATTGCACCACGCGACATCCCATGGAGTGAAATACTCCGTGAGTTCCTCAATTTGATTTCATTAATTTGGAGTCGTGTTAAGGGAGCAACCATTGTGCTTACAGCCCTCCTACTGTACATGAAAAGGTACAAGCCTAGGAGTGAAGCAAAGGGCAAGACAAAGGGAGGACGTGGAGCTATCCGCCATGGAGGGAAGGGGATAGTCCTCTCGGATGATGAGTACGATGAATGGAGGGAATTCAACATGGAGAAACGCATGGACATGTCCGTGGATGAATTTCTGATGTTGAAGCATCGTGCTGCCCTTGGATCTGATGACACTGGAGCAATCCAGTTCAGATCCTGGTGGACTGCACGCCAAATGCGTGAGTCCACTGGTCTTGATCACGATGATGTCACCGTAATTGGCAAAGGCGGTGTTCGTCATGAAGTGCATCGAACCGAAATTATGAAAGCCCCCAAGCAGAAGAAAAAGAGTTTTGCATGGGGAGAGGACATGTACGCCGAAGGTGATGGCAAGATCGTTAACCACGTTAACGCAATTGTACCAGTCACTGGTCTCTGCGGAGAACATATCGGCTATGCAGTTCATATTGGTCATGGGAAATGCATATCACTAAAACATGTCTTGAAGACAGGCTCCTATGTCTTCAACCAAAAACCCATCGATGTTACCTTCGATGGCGAATTGGCCCATTTCCAAATTCAGCAACCGCCAAGCTCTGCTGCCCCTGTTACGTTTAGTAGCAAACCGACAAGAGATCCATGGGGTCGCTCGGTGTCAACCGAGTGGAAACATGACACTTACAACACCACTGCTGGTAAGATGTATGGATCAATTTGCTGGACTGCAACTAGAACGCAACCAGGAGACTGCGGTCTGCCCTACGTTGATAGAGCTGGTCAGGTGGTTGGACTTCACGCTGGAAGTGGTGGTGATTCTGCCCCAGGCAGGAAAATTGTCATACCAGTTACAAAGTTCAAGCTACCCTCCAATACAGTCCTGTCCAACAGGTTCTGGAAGGAAGAAGCACCAACAATATCATACAAAGGGCTTACCGTCCAAGAAACTGGAGTGAACAAAGCGGTACTGAAAGGTACCAACTACCACGTGTCACCAGCACACGTAGATGACTACCAGGATTGCACACACCAACCTGCAAACCTGGGAGCCCAAGACGAGAGGTACCCTGTATCTCTCACATCCATAGTGATCAACAATTTGGAACCCTACAAGCAACCAACCCAAGGACCTCCAACAGAGGTTCTTAACAAGGCCTACAATATGCTTGTCCAACATTATGAACCACTAATTCCAAAAGCAACAACTCATCTTGAGATGGGGGATGCCTTCGCTGCATTGAATGTGAAAACATCGTGTGGACCTTACATCACTGGACGGAAGAAGGATCACATTGACCCTGAAACCGGAAAGTGGGACGAGACTCTGCGCAACCACATTAATGCCCGATGGTCCCTCGCCACCCAAGGGGTACCCATACCACATGAGTACCAACTGGGACTCAAAGATGAGTTGAGACCAAAAGACAAAATCGCTGTAGGAAAACGGAGATTGATTTGGGGATGCGACGTTGGCGTGGCCGTTGTTGCAGCCTCTGCTTTCAAGGAAGTTTCCAGCGCGATTATGGCAATGAGTGAATTTGATTTTATTCAGGTAGGGATCAATATGGATGGAACAGCAGTAGAAACATTGTACAAAAGATTGTATACACCTGGAACTCATAGATACTGTGTAGATTATTCTAAGTGGGACTCTACCCAACCTCCAAATGTTACACGTATGTCTCTTGAACTCCTTAGGCACTTTACTGACAAGTCTCCTGTAGTAGATTCTGCTGTTGCTACTCTGTCATCACCCTCAATTGCCGTGTTTGGTGGTGTGTCCTTCAAAACCAACGGAGGATTGCCATCAGGCATGCCACTTACTTCTATTCTTAACTCTCTTAATCACTGTCTTCTTGTGGGATCGGCTATTATTCAAGTGTTAGAATCTAAGGGTGTGGATGTGAATTGGAATATCTATGATACTATAGATCTTTTCACTTATGGTGATGATGGAGTGTACATTGTACCAAACTTTGTACATTCTGTTATGCCAGAAGTCTTCTCCTGTCTTTCTTCGTACGGTCTTAAACCAACTAGAACTGATAAGTCTTCTGCTCCTATCACTGAAATTCCCCTCTCTGAACCTATTGAATTTCTTAAGCGACAGTTCGTTCGAAACCAGTTTGGCGTCCGCGCTTTGCTGGATCGATCGTCACTGATTCGCCAATTCTATTACATCAAAGGGAAGAACACAATGGAATGGACAAAACCCCCAGAGCAAATTGATCTGACATCCAGAACCGCACAACTCCAAGTTGTTATGCTTTACGCATCTCAGCATGGGCGCGAGTTCTACAAAAAGTGTTTGGATTACTATCAATTGGCTATGGAGTACGAGGGCATCAAATTGGACGCACCAACTTATGATGAAGCCCTTGCAAAGTACAATGCAAATTTTAATGGCGTCGAGGATTGTGATCTGCTCCCCGCAGGTTACGATGAACACCGCCTCGACAAGATTGTGTTTGAGAATTGAGCTATGGCTCGCTATCTTGAACTCAATCCGCAAAACTACTCAGATGAGGAGTACGACTATGACTCCTACAATCCTTTTCCAAACTTTGAAAAGAATTTGGCTTCCCACTATGGCACAGACTTTGTGCCTAGAATAAATTTAGATGATTTCTTTCTGGATGATGAAGATTTTGAATTCTGTGATGATCCCTTAAACTGTTGTTTTCCGGACTATCTAGCCTCCCTTGGCGAAGAAGAATTTATCTATGAGGGTGACGAACCCTATATCGTGTTGAAACACCAGTTAGTGTCCTCCACGATGTGGGATGACGGAACCTTCACCTATCCTATCCTTCCACCCTTTAAAACTTCATCTATTTCTTACTTTCTACCAAAGCCCGGCGAAGTACTTCACCGATGTCTTATGGCTGTGGCGAAAGGAATGGACCCGGACCTCCAAGTGGCAGTTGGAACAGAATTCCAATTCCGCGCGGAATCCGATAGTTCACACCCGCCTGACATAACGACTGAGGATCAAGGAACCGTCGTTGCCACTGGGCCTCAACCATCAGCCCCAGCAATGGCCACCTTGGCTACTGCTGCGACGGGCACCATGCCTGAAGAGTGGAAAAATTTCTTTTCTTACTATACAACCATCAACTGGGCAACCACTGATGAAACTGGGAAAGTGCTTTTCGTCCAAAACTTGGCTCCAAGAATGAACCCATTTCTGGACCACATCGCGAAGATGTACACTGGATGGTCTGGTTCCATGGAGGTGAGATTCACCATAAGTGGTTCTGGAGTTTTCGGTGGTAAGGTCGCTGCAGTCCTGGTGCCTCCAGGCATATCGACGGAAGGTGGGACTAACCTCCTACAATTCCCTCATGTGCTTGTTGACGCCAGACAGACAGAACCCGTAATCTTCACGATTCCTGATATCAGAACACAGCTTTGGCACGATATGCACGACACATCAACATCACATCTTGTCATTCTGGTGTACAACGATCTTGTCAACCCATTCCAGGGTGGCGAGAACGGTACATCTTGCACGATCACTGTGGAAACACGTGGTGGAACTGATTTCGAATTTCATCTTCTCAAACCACCAACGAGGAAGATGATCTTTGGTGCAGATCCATCTCGTTTGATACCGAGACGGTCTCAATTCTGGGAGGGAAACCGCCTTCCTGGGGTTATCACTAGTTTCGTGTGTCTACCACGGATGTTTCAAGCAAACAGACATTTCGACTGCAAACGACAGACCTTTGGCTGGTCCCGACCAGTACACAAGGGTATTGAAGTGCGCGTCGATGCCACAAATAAAGATGCAGCAAACACCACAGATATTGGCATACATGTTGTGACAGCACGGAATGCAATAAAGTCTGACATTCCGGATGGGTGGCCTGATTACTACAGAACTGGTGAACAGGTTTACAACAACACAACACAAACATTTCAAGAAGTAAAAGAATCTGTAATGGGTTCTGCCGTCCCCGATTCTACTGCTACAGCAATGACCTGGCACCACTTACCAACAGTGGTGTTTGGACATGGTACAGCGGTTGGTTCTAAGACGACGAACTCCAAGGTTCTTTCTGGAAATTTTTATGCAATTGGCAATTTTGATCAATCTGGTAACATAAAATTGTATCCTTCATATTGGATAGCGAAGGAACAAAGCGCTGGAGGAGCTCCCATTGGAGCGTATGAAGATATGGTAAAACGTATCGATGTGTTGCCAACAGCCCAAACAACGGGTGGGAACTTTCCAGTTGCATTCGTTTCCAAATTTGCATCTTCACACAACGGCAATGGTGTGTCAGTTTATAACTCTCAGATACTCACCACATCTGCTTTACTAGCTCAGGATGTCTATGACATTGGTCCCAACGCACTTGCGGTCTTTAAGATCAAAGGTTCCGGAGGGTACTGGTTTGACTTAGGCATTTCTGCAGACGGGTTTAGCTATGTGGGAGGTGGAAACCTCAACTTTTCTTCACTTCAATTTCCTCTTGAAGCCACCTATGTGGGAATGGCGTCACTGCACAACAAGCTGCAGTACAATCTGGGTGGTAGCGCTACAACACTATGAGTGTCGCAGCTGCTATTACCGCAGGAGCCAGTGCGGCGCAAGCTGGCACTGGGCTCATTGGCTCAATAGCCAACGCCATTCACGAAGGGACAAGATTGAAGCTCCAGGGTCAAGCCTTGGGTGCGCAGATCAAATTCCAAGAGGCTGAAAACAAGTTTAACCGTGATCGGTTTGAATTTGACAAGCTCAACACAGAACGCTGGTTTCGACTAGCAAAGGAGCAACAGTCTCTGGTTTATGAACTAAACACCAAAGGCCCAGCCATGAGAGCACAGGCAATGATGGATGCTGGATTCAGGAATAATCTGTACTCTAATGGAAATCAACTTACCTTTAATGAAGTTAGGGAAGCTCAACTATCAGCTGAGAAAAGATTCTATAATCCTTCTCTATTCTAACTTGTGAATCATCCTTCCAATTTCACAGCGTATCTTGGTTAGGCTCTTAAATCTATAGTAGACTTTCTTCTATATAAATATACCTTATAGTGTTAGTTGTTAGATGATAGGTTTAGATAAGATGATTTGGCCTCAATAAAGCCACTGGTTTTTGGTATAATCACTTAGGTGTCCTCTTCTAGTTAAGTTTTTGGATTCTTTTTCTTAATTGGCAGAACTAATTTGTGAGAGTGTC